TGGATTAGTAAGTTCTAATTCAAAGTTTACTAAATCATCATCAGTATATCCTTGCGAATACAAATGTACTATTGCAATTTTAGTTAATTCTGATAATACAATCTTTTGGATTCTTTCTACAGAACGTGCGAATCTAATATCTTCTTGTGCTAATGTTGCTTTACCTTCAACACCTTCTTCATACCCAATAAATGCTTTTGGAACTTTAAGTGCTGCCATCATTCTATTTCTTAGATATTCAATATCATCAATACCACCAAATTCCATTCCACTTAGGGAATCAATCTCAGTACCACTCTGTCCACCTCTAACAGGTAAATAGTAATCTTCTAACATATTCTGCATATTGAATTTAAGATTGTAATCACCAGTAGCTTCATCAATGTATGGAGTTTTCTTCATCTGGTCAATGATGTTACTCATATATCCATCAACTTCTGCAGGTGGAATGTTTCCAATATCAATTTTAAATATTCGTTTCTCAGGTGCTCTCATAATCCTATGAATCATCATAGCATCTTCCATAAGAGTTAATTGCTTCCAAGTCTTTCTAGCTCCTTCTAATAGTGAACGACCATAAGGAAGGAAGTTTGTATCTGTAAGTAATCTAAAGTGAGCTACTTGAAATGATTCTAAAAACTTAGTTTGATTTCTTTGTGATATTGCGTTTGTATTTTGTTCCTCAACCTCAAATCTTACTGAATAAGGATTATCTAAATCATATCCTTCTTCTCTACGAGTTTCATAACAAGATAATGGTTGTGCATTTACAACACCTAACTCATCATCAATATCTAAGTAAAGATAGTAATCACCATATTTGTTCATACCTCTTACCCAAGACCATAGATTGAACTCAATGTTCAATACATCGTAAAATAAGTTTTGAAGAGTTTTCTTTAATTTCTCATCATTAGATTTAATACGGATTACATCACCCATATCATTTTTAAGAGTACACTCATCAGAGTATATATCTAAGATTGATGAAATAATAGAATCCTTATCCATTGCTTCATAATCTGTATATAATTCTAATTTATTTGAATGGTAGTTAAATCTTTCGTTGTATGTCTGCCAATTCTTTCTTGAGTTAGAACCATGCAATCTTCCATACCTATCATAGTAAGCTGAACCTCTACGGTTACCATCAGATTGTATTCTTGATGAATCTACAACCTTTAACTTATCTTTACCGACTCTTCTAACAACTACCTGAGTTGAGAATAATCTCTTTAATCTACCAAATAATGATGTATCTGCCATAATGTTTTTCTTTTATATACTACTACAATATATAAATATACAAAAAATATTTTTAATATCCAAATTTTATAGTAACCAACTTATATCTTCATCACCTTTACCAGTATTAACCTTCCAAGCATCTTTTGCTTTGGATTGGTTTGACTTAAAAACACCCTGCTTAGATGTTAAAGATAATGCTCTTTTATTTAATTCAATTCCTTGCTGTCTTAATTTAAGTGCCGTATCTCTTACCCAAAGGCCTGTTGAAAATGATAATACTAAATCATCATTATAACCTTGTTGAGCTTCAGCTCTGTTACCATTCCATATAAAAACAAAAAGTTCTTCAATTAATCGTTTAGAACGGATAATAGGAACTCTTTCTCTCATATAAGTATCTAACTTTGATATAACTAATGGACGTGTTCTACTTGTCATAGAAAATCCTGGTACCATTTGTGATTTATCTTTTAAATCATATGCTTTCTGTAAATGAATATCATCATCTATATATCCAAACTCTTTATATGAATAATATAGGTTTTTATAATTTCTATCTATTGCTTCTTGAATAACTGCCCAACCAATATTAGCGTTTTCAATCACTAACAATGCATCGTTCCATTCGGTTGCAACATTTACTAACATATTACCATATTCTTTAGTACCTATTTTACCTTTATATTCTGCAACTTGTTCTACACTTTCTACATCGAATACGTGAAATGCTGAATAATCTGCTCCATCACCTCTAGCGACATCGGCAACCACTACATAATTTTTTGTATAGTTTGGTTGTGACCATAACCAATAATTGTTATCGTATCCTCTTTTTTCTACTGGGGTTTGAATGTGAGTTTCTTCGTACCATTTTAAGAGCTGTCCATCTACAACTGTATAACCAGATGAAATAAAATCACAATCACATTCTTGTGCTGCCATCTTCTCACCTAATAGTTGAGTTTGTTCTGCTCTCCACTTTTCGTTTCTTTCAGGATGTACAGTCCAATGTAGTTTGATTGGATTCCATCCATCTTTTTGTTCACCTTTAATCCAAGTTTTGTGAAAGAAGTTACCAACACCATTTGGAGTTGATAGAACTATTGCTTTTCCACCAGTAGATAATGTAGATTGAGCTGATGCCCATATCTCATCAATACCTTTGATGAATGCACCCTCATCTATAATCAACATTGATAATGCTTCAGAACGACCTGCATCACCACTAGCTGATGTTGCTTTGATTGTTGAACCATTTCGTAATCGTAAGGATAGTTTGTTATCTTCTTCGGTATCACCTCTTAACCAACTCGGTAAGTTCTCATGCATATACCTAACTTTAGTAACTAAGTTTTTAGCTACTTCTTGTTTAGTTGCAATTACCAATATGTTTTTATCTTCGTAAAATAACATCATCCATAAAGAATAACCTGCGGATAATGTTGAGATACCTAATTGACGTGATTTAAGAATTACATTGTATCTATGTGCATCCAACTCACCCATAACATCTTCTTGGAATGGGTATAAATCAAAAAGTATTTTACCTCTTTTGGGATGTTGAATATAACAATACTTTTTAAAAAAGTAGACAGGGTCTTTAGCACATTTAACGTACTCTTCTCTAATAAGTTCTTTTATATTTTTGCTCATTTCTTTCCCAATTTCCAAAGAAACTGAGTAGATATGATTGGTTGAAACTCATCGTTTAATCCAATACCTAATCCAAACGCCTGCTTCTTTTTTGTTCTATACAATAATGAACCACCAACATAATTAAATTGTTTTGATGTTCCATTTAATCCGAATCCTACATAGAATTCTCTTTGATTTATGTATTTAGTCTGAGTTACAGTTGTTGTAGGTATTATAATATCTGAATTAACCTGTCTATTGAAAAGAGTGTTCATCCATATTGTATCTGTTATAGTGACAAATCCTAAAGAATCTAATTCTATTTTATCAACAAATACATTTTTAGCGTAATATTCTTTTAACACCTCTAAAGTATCTATGGGTGTATTTACTAGAATAGAATCAACTTGTGTAACTATTTTTGTTTTCCATTTAGGAACGTAAACTTTTTTGTCTATGGTAATGGTATCGTACTTCGTTTCTACCTTTGTGATAATAGTAGGCTCGGACGGAGTATTTTCAACTCCATCTCCACTACACTGTCTTAGAAAAATTATTACTATAATTAATACTAAGATTATCAGATTCTTAAAATTTCCGATGTACTTTTCCATCTACTATCTTATTTTTTAGCAGATGTTTTTCTTTTTTTAGGAGAGCCCATATTAGTTGGTGTTGGCATATTCACTTTTGGTTTTCTACCTTTTCGTTTTCCACCCTTTACAGCCTCTACAACATCTTTAGATTGTTTAGCAAGATTTTTACCAGCTCGTTTAACGTCTTTAAGTTCTTCTTTAACTCTTTTAACTCTACGTTTTACTTCTGCCTTTACTTCTGCTACATCTTCTTTGATATCTTCTACTGTATCTTCTACAACATCAGGAATAAAATCTCCATCTCTATCTTTGATTTTTCCAGTGTATAATAATACTGCGTATGCTGCTGCTATAACTGCTACAACCCCTACGATAATTAATAATGTGTTCATAATTTGCCTTTTTAGATTAAACTTCTTATAATATAAATATGGTAATATATTTAATAAACCTATTTACCATTTTCTACAAGACCAATAGTTTGCTTTCCATTTTGGTCCAGGGTTATCACAATTCATTCTAGCTCTGAATGATTTTCTTGCTTTTGGATTATCTTTTTTGATTACCATTCCTTTTTGTCCAAAGTGAACAACTGTAACATTACCTTTAGCGTTCTTAACATATACTTTAAATTTTTTAGAATCACCTTGCATTGGTTTGTTAAGTTCTACTTTTCTACCTTGGTACTCAGCTTCTTCAATTACTTCAGAAGTATTTTCTTTCTTCATAAGTTTGTAAGCCGTATGTCCCATCATTACGATACCACTCTTAACAAACTTATTTTTATTAGATTGTTGTTTAAGTGCATCATATACTTGAACCATTAGGTTTGCTGAATTCATATCAACTCTTACCTTCTTACCACTCTTAGTATCTTTAATCAAATCGTTTTGTGAATCTTTTACGATTTTTCTTAATTGAGTAATTACTTCAGGTTCTTTAGCTTCGTTGATTGATTCATTCATATCTTCGATTGTAGCTGCCATATTACCAATTGCCATAGTTACGTTTCCGTTTCTCTGATATAGATAATACTTAACACCTTTTGGGTTTGCTACACTTTGTAGAATGATTCTTTCTACTCTAGTAATACCAATTTTTTGTTTACCAACTAAAGTTTTACCCTTAGTTACTTTGAATTTACCTTCTCTACCACTACTCATCGATGAACCATACTTAATTGTAATCTCATCACCTTTTTTGAGTTTATCGTAAACCTTTAATCTTTTTGCAGTATCCATAGATTTAGCTTCATCAATAGATTCATTAATATCAGATAAACTAAAGTCAATTTGTTTACCTTTTACTTTTGCACGAT